TCTCTTTTTGCAGCGCCGCGAGTTTTGGGAGGGGGGTATATCAATTACACATGGAGTTTGACATGGGATTAAGAGGCCCAAAGGCGATGCCCGATAATGTCCGGATGTTGACCGGCAATCGCGGGCATCGTCCGATGACTAAAGCTGCCGGCGTGTTGAGTCCGGAAATCGAAATTCCTGATTGCCCAGCTCATCTATCCGCCGAGGCAAAGAAAGAATGGAAGCGCGTTGCGCCAGAGCTGCTGAAAATACGCATCATCACTCAGCTTGATCGTGCCGCCCTGGCCGCGTATTGCCAAGCCTATGCGCGTTGGGTCGAGGCCGAGCAGCGCATCAAGGAACTGAGCGACGCTGGCAAGAAAACCGGCATCAAGGGCGCAGGTCTCTATGACCTGACGCCGAACGGATTCAAACAGATGTCGGTTTGGCTGCAGATCAGCAATCGCGCTACCGAGCAAATGCACCGCTGGATGGCCGAGTTCGGCATGACGCCGGCAAACCGCGCAAAAATACAACAGGCCCAAGTGCCGGAACAGAACGATTTATTCGAAGATGACAAGCCAAACCCTGGACGATTCTTCGGCGGAAAATAACGACCCGGTAACCCAATACGCCCTGGATGTCACGGAAGGCCGCATCATTGCCGGGCCTCATGTCCGGGATGCGTGCCGTCGGCACTTAAACGATCTGAAAACAGGCTCCGAAAGGGGCTTTTTTTTTGATGTCGAGAAAGCCAACTGGGTCATCGAGTTCTTCCAGGAAGTGCTCTGTCTTAACGGCGGCGATTTCGAGGGTGTGCCCTACGATCCGCTGCCCTGGCAGAAATTTATCATCGGCAGTCTGTTCGGTTGGGTGAATGCCGACGGTTACCGCCGGTTCCGCGTATCGTTCGTCGAGACTTCGAAAGGCTCGGGAAAAAGCCCGCTGGCCGCCGGCATCGGCATGTACGGCTTGGTGGCCGATGACGAATCGCGCGCTGAAATCTACGCAGCCGCAACAAAAAAGGATCAGGCCATGGTCCTGTTCCGCGATGCCGTTGCCATGTGCGACCTGTCGCCGGAACTATCCTATCGGTTGACCAAATCTGGTACCGGCGAAAAATGCTGGAATTTGTCGTATCTAGATGCGGGTTCGTTTTTCCGGCCGATATCCGCAGACGACGGCCAATCGGGTCCACGTCCGCACGTCGCCCTGCTGGATGAGATCCACGAGCACAAAACCGCAAATGTCGTCGAGATGATGCGGGCCGGCACAAAGGGGCGCCGGCAGGCTTTGATCTTTATGATCACCAATAGCGGACACAACAAAAACACCGTCTGCTGGCATTATCACGATTACGCCACCAAAGTGGCCGCAGGCCAGATCCAGGACGACAGCTTTTTTTCCTACGTCTGCGCCCTGGATGAAAACGAGGATCCACTGCTCGATGATAGCTGCTGGATCAAGACGAACCCGAGCCTGGGCGTCACGATCCAGCGCCAATACCTGGAAGAACAAGTCACGCAGGCCAAAGGCATGCCGGCAAAGGAATCCATTGTCAGGCGGCTCAATTTCTCGCAGTGGGTCGACGCTGAATCGCCCTGGATATCATCTAATATCTGGTTTGCTTGCCAGGATCAATACAGCGTCAACGACCTGCGCGGCCGGCGATGCTACGGCGGACTCGACCTGTCAAGCACGCAGGATTTGACGGCGCTGGTGTTGCTGTTCGAGCCGACCGAATCAGATCCATTCTGGCGATTATTGCCGTATTTCTGGCTTCCGGAAGACGGCCTGAAGGAAAAAGGTGACCGGGACGGCGTCGATTACCTGACTTGGGTTCGCGATGGCCATCTGGAAGTGACGCCAGGCAAGGCCGTCAACAAGCTGTTCGTGATTCATCGGCTCGCTGAAATCAGCAGCCAGTTCGACCTGGCCATTATCGGCTACGACCGCTGGCGCATCGAGGACTTCAAGCAGCAGCTGAGCAATGAAGGCGTCGAACTCAACATGGAAGGCTTCGGGCAAGGCTTCAAGGATATGGCGCCGGCTGTCACAGAATTTGAAACCCGGCTGCTGGATGCGAAAGTCAAGCATAACGGCAACCCGGGCCTGAATTGGTGCGCTGCTAATGCCGTTATTGTTACCGATCCTGCCGGAAACCAGAAACTGGCAAAAGACAAATCAACCGGCCGCATAGACGGGATTGTTTCAGCGGTCATGGCTGTCGGCATGTCGACCCGGCCGAAAGAAGACAACACCAGCACTTACGAAAAGCACGGACTGAGAACCTTATGATCTATGAAATAACCGGCCTTGCGGCGCTCGTCATGATCGCCGCCGGCATTTATCTGCAATATGGAGCGGCAGTCGCGCTGATGGTATGCGGCGCTTTACTGCTCGTTATGTCGATCGTCGGCGCCAAAAATAATAGACACGATGTTTCTTAAGAATCTGTTCAACAGGCCCACGCATACTCAAAGTAATCCGCAAGGCGGCCGCTCCTGGTTTGCGTCCAAACAAGCCGGCGTTCGCGTGGATCATGACAACGCGCTGACGTATTCCGCCGTATTCAGGGCAATCAGCTACATATCCGCACAGATTGCCGTATTGCCATTCGATGTTTACCGCCAGAGCGCGAATGGTAGTCGGCAGCGAGTCAACAACGAATTGCGTTATTTGCTGCATACCCGGCCGAATTCCGAAATGAGCGCCTTTGCATTCAGGGAAACCCTGATGGCCTGGGCGCTCTCGTGGGGAAATGGTTATGCCGAAATCGAAACCGGCATCGGCGGAGAACCGGTGGCGCTGTGGCCGATATCGCCGGATCGCGTCGAAGTCATGCGGGCGCCGGACGGCGCTATCGTCTACCGGATCAGCGGCAAGGGCGATACAGTTTATATTCCCGCCGAGCGCATGTTTCACCTGCACGGGCTCGGCTTCGATGGTCTTGTTGGATACTCGGTTATCTCAATGGCCGCCAGGTCAATCGGCATTGGCATGGCGGCTGAGGAATTCGGCGCCGCCTTCTTTGGCAACGGCAGCACGCTTGGTGGTGTTTTGACGATGCCCGGTACGCTATCCGACCAGGCATATGAACGGCTGAAAAAAGATTGGGAAGGCCGGCATGTAGGGCCGAAATCGGCGCATAAGCCGGCCATTCTCGAAGAAGGCATGGAATGGAAATCAATCGGCATTCCCCCGGGCGACGCCCAGTTTCTTGAAACGCGAAAATTCCAGATCAGCGATGTCGCTCGCTGGTACGGCCTGCCGCCACACAAGCTTGCGGACCTGGATCGGGCGACATTCAGCAATATCGAGCATCAGAGCATCGAGGTGGTCGTCGACACACTGACGCCCTGGGCAATCCGCTGGGAGCAGGAGGCCAATTACAAGCTGTTTGGCCGACGCCAAGGTCAGTATTACAGCAAACTGGCGCTCAATGCGTTGATGCGCGGCGATTCGAAAAGCCGTGCCGAGTTTTATCGGGAAATGGCCAACCTTGGCGCATTCAGCGTGAACGAGATCCGTGCCTTCGAGGACCTCGACCCAATCGGCGCCATCGGCGACAAGCGCTTGGTGCAGCTCAACCTGACCACGCTAGATAAGGTCGGAGAAGAGTCATCATTACCGGCGTCAGCGGATCCGCAAAACACCAGTGCCATCAACAGTCACCGCATCGTCATCGTTGACGCCATTGACCGCATCGCCCGCCGAGAACAAGCCAGCTATGACGGGCACAAAAAATACAATGCCGATTATCACCGTAAATACATCGAGCGGGATTTGAAAGCGCCCGTATTGGCTCTGTTCACGGCGCTTCATGCCAGCTTCGATGAGGCCACGCTAAACAGCGTTATTGCTGAATACGCCGACTATCACCTGGCGGATTCGCAGGCCATCATTCGAAGAAAACACGATTTAAGCGCCCAGCAGCGCGGCATCGATAATGCCGAAATACTCATCTCCATGGTAACCGAAGCACTACAGGACTCCGCATGAACATAAGACAAACCGCCATCTACAATAGCGCCGGCAAGCGCGACAAGAACATCATTCCGTTGAAAATACAGGCAAAGGGCAACAAAAGCGCAGAAATCCTGATTTACGACGATATCGGCGAAGACTATTACGGCGGCATTGGCGCAAAATCGTTCGCCAGGGAACTGAACGCGCTCGGCGATATCGACGAGATCGACCTCCGTATCAACTCGGCTGGCGGAAACGTGTTCGACGGCGTGGCGATTTACAACACCCTGGCAAAACACAAAGCGCACGTCACGGTAAACATTGACGGCATGGCGCTGTCGATCGCCTCCATCATCGCCATGGCCGGCGATACCATCAACATGGCCGACAACGCCATGTTCATGATTCACGATCCCTGGGGCTTTGCCGTCGGCAACGCCGCCCAACTGCGCGAGCAGGCCGATCTGATGGACACCATCAAGTCCAATCTGGTTGGCACCTACGCCAAAAAGACCGGCATGGAAAACGACAAAATCGGCGATCTGATGACGCAGGAAACCTGGATGACCGCCGACGAAGCCTTGGCGTTCGGTTTCATCGATCACATCACCGACGCCAAAATCGAGAAATTGGCGGCGCAGTTCGATCCCAAGCGCTTTAAGAACGTGCCGCAGGATTTTTTAAAAACAGTTGACGATGCGGCAAGGCCCAATCTCAGCAACCGAAAATACACCATGGCCAGACTTAACAAGGTGGCCATGCAAAACCGACCTGGCCGCGAGCGGTAGGCAAAAAAACGGCGGGAAACCGCAAATTCAAACTAAAAACAGAGGTAAAAACATGCTTTTATTGCAAGCTTTACTGGCAGCCGCTCTGTCGAACGGATTCCGATTTTTCAACGACGACACATTCCGCGATGAAAAACTGGAGGCCCTGCAGGACCGGTTACTGGATCTGAACGAACAGGCTCAATCCATTCAGGCGGCGGCCGATGCCGAAAAACGCGACCTGAGCGATGATGAATCGCGGTCTTTGGATGCTATTTTCGCCGAATTCGAGCATATCGAGGCGGAAATCGGGCGGCGAAACCGCATCAACGCGCAATCTAACAAGCTTCGGCAGTCCATGGGCCGCCAGACCGAGCCGCAAGACCCGCAGCCGCAGAACCGGGCGCCGTCTGGACAGCCGCAGGCGCAAAGCGGCCAGCACAGAAGCCACCCGCGCGCGCAGGTCATCGAGCGCCCCGAAGAGCGCGGTCGATGGGGTTGGCGCAACCTGGGAGAATTTGCTTCGGCAGTACGGGCCTCGCGCGGCGGCAACATCGATCCGCGATTGATGCAAAATGCGCCGACCTCGTTCGGCTCGGAATCATCCGGCGCAGATGGCGGCTTCTTGGTGCCGCCCGATTTCCGGCAGGCGATCATCACGAAGGTTATGGGCGAGGAATCCTTGCTGGCCCGCACTGACCAGATGACCAGCTCAAGCAACACCCTGACCATGCCCAAAGACGAAGCGACGCCCTGGGGGACGAGCGGCATGCAGGCCTACTGGGAGTCGGAAGGCGGCCAGATCGGCCAATCCAAGCCGAGTCTGGGCGAGAGCACTATCAAATTGAACAAGCTGTCGGCCCTGGTACCGGTGACCGAAGAGCTGATGGAAGATGCGCCAGCGTTGGATACCTATCTGCGCCGCCGCGTGCCGGAAGTTTTCGATTTCAAGATTCAGGACGCGATCATCGCGGGATCCGGCGTCGGTACGCCTTTGGGCATTCTGAACGCGGGCTGTCTCGTGTCTGTCGCCAAAGAGAGCAGCCAGACTGCCGACACGATCAACTATAAAAACCTGGTCAAAATGTGGTCGCGCATGTACGGCCCTTGCCGAAGCCGCGCCGTGTGGCTGATCAATCAGGACATAGAGCCGCAATTGCTGCAACTGTCATTCGAAGGCACCAGCTCCAGCGTGCCGGCCTACCTGCCAGCCAATGGCTTGGCTGGATCGCCGTACGCCACCTTGTTCGGCCGTCCAGTGATTCCGGTGCAGTCGTGCAAAACCCTGGGCGACCTGGGCGACATCATCCTAGCCGACCTGAGCCAGTACATGACGGTCACAAAAACGGCTGGCATCCGCTCCGACGTGTCGATGCATCTGTTCTTCGACTATGACATGGCGGCCTATCGCTTCATCATGCGTATCGGCGGACAGCCTTGGTGGGCAGAGGCCGTCACGCCGAAAAACAGCAACAACACACTAGGCTGCTTCGTTGCCCTGGCGGAGCGCGGCTAATATTTTTCCATTATTTATAGCCGGAACGTTCGCGTTCCGGCCCTGGAGATAACGAAATGAAAAATGCATTGCTTGTCGAAAAGACAAAGATCGTCACAGGCCTGGCGCCGATCACGCCGTCGTCGTCAACACCTGACTACGTCAGCCTGAAAAACTACACGCACCTGACCGCCATCATCACCGTCGACAACGGGGCGACCGTTACCGGTTCGGCAATCACGCTGAAACAGGCGACCGCCGTCGCGGGAACTGACGAAAAAGCACTTGGGATTGATCGTGTTTGGGTTAATGAGGACACTGCCGCTAGCGATGCGCTGACTAAAACGGACGTCGAAAGCGACACCTTCACCACCGACGAAACGGACAACAAAAACCTGATGTACGTGATTGAAGTCGACGCGGCTGAGCTGGATATCGACGGTGGTTTTGATTGCGTCCGTGTAGGCACGGGCAATGCAAGCAACACCGTTCTGAGTGTCGTTTATATCCTTAGCGGTGCGCGCTATGCGCAGGCTACGCCGCCGTCGGCTATTGTTAACTAGGTGAGCCATGGCTAAAAGACAGACAGTCAAAAAAGTTAGCGTGCGTTTCGTGCGCGAGGCCAGGCCAAAGGACGGATCTGGCACTGTGTTTTATGCCGGCGAAGTTCACGAGCTGCGCGAGGATTCGGCGGAGCATTGGATGCGCCGCGGTTATGCTGTTATCGATAGCGGCGCTCAAGAAGAGCAGGAACCTAGCGCTGATAGTGGCGCAGATCCGGATGGCACTAATGGCACCGATCCGGAAAGCGATGCTGACAATGCACCTGGCAACATAGAAGAGAAGCCGCAATAAGCCGATGAACTAAAAGACGCCCTTAACCGGGCGTTTTTTTTGATCTATAAATTTTGAAAACAATTGAAAAATGAAAAAAATAATATTGATTTTGGGTTTTTTTAGTATTTTTCCCGTGCCTGCATTTTCCCAGGATTACTACGTCTGCAATAGTAATAGCGCGAATGATAAAAACCCTGGCACTCAAGAAAGTCCTTGGGCCACTTTCGATTTTGCCGCGAAAAGGTTCAACACGATGGCGGCGGGTGACTCGATTCTGCTTTGCAAAGGTGGGTCTTTTACGTCGTCTGGCGTCCGCCTTGCGAACTATAAGTGTTCCGCAGATAAACCTTGCACAATTGGTAGTTACAGGAGTGACGGCCCTGCGCCGATTATCAATGCCACCGCCAACGGTCTCAACTTTCAAGACGGGGGCAACGCTGACCACGACGAGGGTTATGTGGTCAAAGACCTGAATTTGGTCGGCTCAGGGACAGGGTTCGGAATTTTCCTATTTAATGACGTGGACCACGTTACCGTGGATGGTGTAACTATTGAGAGTTTCAACATTGGTATGTACTCAGCAGGCGCTAATCCGCCAAACCCCGGAGCAAATAGGATTAACGAGTTCGTCGTGCTGAAAAACTCCGTGATTAAAAACAATCCTGGCTCAGGCTGGTTGGGTGGCGGTAATGGCATCACGATTGAAAATAACAAGTTCCACAATAACGGTTCGGGCAAGAAGATCTTTAACCACAATGTCTACGCTTCCAATGGCAAGGATTGGGTAATTAAAGGTAACGACATTTATCAATCCACAATGGTTGAAGGGCGTTGCCAAGGCACGTCATTAGTGATTCATGGCGTGGTGGAAGACCTATTGATCGAAAACAATAACATTCGCGAGGATGTCGGTGCCTCAGCTCAAACATGCTGGGGCATCGCCGTCGATCCGGGCTATGCGGCCGAGGAGTCTTTCAGCCGAGTTGTAATCAAAGGCAACACCGTTGCCAACGTAGGCAACATGGGGATTGGCTGTGCGTCCTGCACTGATGTTTGGATCGTCGATAACAAGATCATCCACGAGCAAAATTTTGGCTTTACCGCGATCAGCGTCCCGAACCGAAAAGAGGACACGGTTAAATCTGATCGTGTTCTGGTGGCTGACAACGATATTGTGCTCACAGGTCCGAAGAAAACAGGCGTGAAATTGCCGGCCGTCGGTCTGTCACGACAATATAACAACAACGTACACTGATGAACTATCAAGTATTACGCATTCGGTGCCGATTTTTTTAACGCGAGAATCCCATGCAATTTCTGACTATTTTAAAACTCATCGTATCGATCCTGCCCTTGCTGATCGACGCCATCAAGCTGATTGAATCCGCCATGCCGGGAACCGGCAACGGCGAGGCCAAGTTATCCGCCGTGCGCTCAGTTGTCGAATCGGCATACAAAGCTTCCACCGACACTTTTCCGGTGATTTCTGATTTTGAAACCGTCTGGCCGGTAATGGAAAAATCCGTGTCCGGGCTGGTCAGTGCGTTCAACCGCGCCGGCGAATTCAAAAAATAATGCCAGTTTCAATCGTTACTCAACCCGCCTTCGAGCCTGTCACGCTGGATGAAGCCAAGGCGCATCTGCGCGTTACCCATGACGCTGAGGACGACCTGATCACGGCCCTGATCACGGCCGCGCGCGAGGCGGCCGAGAATTACACGCACCGGGCGCTATGCGAGAAAACGCTGGAGTATTACTGCGATGCGTTCCCCTGCCAGATCGTGCTGCCGCAGCCGCCGGTTCAGTCCGTCACCTCGGTCAAATACATTGACCGGGATGGCATCGAGCAAACCCTGGATGCGGCCGAATACCAGACGCACATTCAGAACGAGCCGGCGCTGATCGTCGAAGCCTACGGCAAGACTTGGCCCACTACGCGCGACGAACTCAACGCCGTGCGCGTGCGCTATGTGGTCGGATACGCGTCCGCCGCCGACGTGCCAGGGCCTGTTAAGGCTGCTCTGCTGCTGATGATCGGTCATCTGTACGAAAACCGGGAGGATTCCATCGTCGGTGCGGCCATCAGCGAACTGCCGTTCGGATCCCGCTGCCTGCTCAATCCCTATCGGATGCTGAGATTCTTATGAGAGCAGGGCTCCGCCGTCACTACATCGCCATCGAACAGGTTTCTGAGACCCGGGATGCACGCGGCGAACTGACAGAAACCTGGACGACATTTGCCAGCGCCTGGGCCAGCATAGAACCTGTGCGTGGCCGCGAATATTTCCTTGCCCATGCCGAAAACGGCGCCGCCGACACGCGCGTAAAACTGCCCTATGTTGCCGGCGTGACTCGCCGGATGCGCGTCAACCACGACGGCAGGCTCTATGATATCCAGCATGTGCTCAATATTGACGAGCGTAACAAAGAGATCAATCTGATGTGCCTGGAGCGCTCATGATCAACATCAATATCGATCTGGATACGGCAACCATTCAACAGCAGCTGAATACGCTGTCCGGAGAACTGAAAATAAAAGCCGTGCGGGCCGGTATTGCCAAAGTGGCAACGCTCGATGTCAAGCTGATGAAGGGCAATGCGCCAGAGGAAACCGGCGATCTGAAAGCCGCCGTTGGCCGCCGTCAGTTGTCAAAGTCGGCCATGAGCCGATTGGGTCTGAGTCGCGCCGGCGCCACGCTGGCCGTTGTCGTAGGTCCAAACCGCAAAATCAAAGGACAATACAAAGGCCGCCTGGCAAACATTACCGAAGGCGGCGCAAAGCCCCACGTGATCCTGCCGCGCAAGGAAAGCCGGGTGCATCAGTTCTTGAAAGCGCAAGGGCTGCGCGGTGACAAGTCCATGATCCTGGCAGACGGCAAAGGCCTGTTTGCCCGAAAAATCAACCATCCCGGCATGCGTCCCATGCCCTTCATGAAAAAAACTCACGAACAGTCGGCATCCCAGGTTGAAGGGCTGTTTTACACCGGCGTTCGCGATTATTTGGCCAGGATTCAGCGATGATCGATTTATCTTATTACGTTGCCGCCGTTGGTGCCGTGCCAGGCATCGCGCAGGTCATCCAGCCCGAGCGCGTGACCAGTTCCGATGTCGATACCTCGGCCCTGCTGGCCGGCCTGATCGGCCCGGCCGTCAGCAACCGCGTTTACCCGTATCACCTGCCGGCCACGCCCGTTTATCCGTCCGTCACCTACGAGCAGACCGGCAGCCAGCGCAAGGACGTGGACGGCTACATCATCACCTCGACCGACATTTTCATGATCTCGATTCAGGCCGAAACCCTGGCCGACATCATCACGACGGTCGATGCCGTGCGAGCGGCGTTGATTGGCTACAAGGGCGCGGGTGTTGCCGGCGGCATCGACATCGCCGACCAGGCCGTGACCTGGCACAACGACATCAAGCGCTACGAGGCGGCCATGGAAGTGCATGTCACGCACATGGCCAGTTTGCTGCAGGCCACGCCGGCTTATTATCTGTACCCGGTCGATGAACAGGCTAGCGAAAACCGGGCCATGAATGCCGTCAGCCAAATGGTCGCGGTGCAATTCGTCGGCCTTCTGGTCGCGCAAATGCCAGTGTCCGGGGTTTATGGCATCAACGCGCTGCGCGATGCCGTCTATCAAAAAATCATCAATGCCGTGCCGGGTTCCGGCGCAACCCGCACCGAGCGCGTCGGCAGCAATGTCGCGGGCCTCGTCGGGTCAGTCGTACTCTGGCGGGACGTTTTTTCAGTCGCCTACAAATCACACTACATCTAAGGAGTCATCATGCCCCAATCATCCGAACGCGTCCGGCTGTCCTATATCAAAGAAGTCACGCTTGGCACCACGCCAGCCGGCGACATGACCGAGATGCGCATTACCACCGAAAATCTGTCCGGCACACCGCAAACCAAGGAATCTGCAGAGATCCGCGCCGACGCGCAACCGACCGGCCAGCGCATTGTCGGCCTCGATGTCGGCAAGGACATCAACGCCGAACTGTGCCCCAGCACCTGCCATCAGGATTTCATTGCCGCCGCCATGCGCGGCGCCTGGGGCGGAACTAAATCCAGCGTGGCCTCGGCGCTGGTTATCGATGCCACCCTAAAAACCATCACCCAGGCATCGGGCAGCTTTGTCACTGATGGATTTTCTGTCGGCGACATGGTTGTTCTGTCCGGTTTCGCCAACGCCGAGAACAATACCGTGGTACGCCTGACCGCTGTAGGGGCGCTGGAATTGACGTATGTAGGACCGGGCGATATGACCGATGAAACCGGCAGCGGTGATGAAGTAGTTACGCGGCCCGATTATATCGACTGGGGCACGACCGATGCCTCGTTCACGATTGCCAAGGACTTCCTGGATCTGACCGACAAATCCCTGACCTACCGAGGCATGCGCGTCGGCGGGCTGTCCCTGGATTTAAAATACGGCGATATTGCCACCGTTGCGTTCACGATGGCCGGAACTGATTACGAAGTGCCAGCCACGCCGCTTACCGATGCCCGCACAATCAACTCCGGCGGCACCGAAGACTCACTGAATGCGACCGCCGATCTGGGTCTGATACTGGTTGACAACGTCCAGGCCAGCTATTCGATAGAAAGCCTGAGCGTCAAACTGGATAACGGCATCATTCCGGTAAACAGCCTGGGCTATCTGGCACCGCGCGACCAGAAGCCGACCGGGTTGAAAGTTGACATCAGTATGGATATCTACCTGGAGGATGCCAATTTCGACTTCCACGCCAAGAAACTGGCGCAAACGCCGGTCGCCATCGCCTATTTCGTCCGCGACAGCAACGGCAAGGGCTACGCGATCGACCTGCCGGCCGTGCAACTGACGTTCGACGACGCAGCCGGCTCTGGCCGTGGCGCATTGACCAAGCTGTCGCCGGCTGGTATGGCCAAAAAAGACGCGACCTTAGGTCGCACGATCCGCATTTACAAGCTGGTGTAATCCGGCTTTATCCATTATCCGGGCGCTACGGCGCCCTTTTTATTGCTAAGGAATTAACATGGCGTTAATCATCACAAAGAAAACGGAAACCGTTAAAAAAGACTATCACGGCGTCACGCTGGAAATCGCTCGTGCCAATAACCACGACTTCCGGGCAAAATTCAAAAAGCTGCGCCAAAACTTCAAGCGAAACCAGGACCTGAACAAGCTGACCGTCGAGCAGGAAGATGCGCTCATGGCCGAGGCCTATGCCGGCACAGTCCTGGTCGGCTGGGAGAATTTTCCAGGCGGCGTGCCGTTCACCGAAGCCAATGCCGTCGACTTGCTGACAAACGACATCGATGCGCGCGAATTCGTGGCCGAAGTCGCCAACGATTTGAGCGAGTTCCTCCTGGAAGAAAAAGAGGAGCTGGTAAAAAAGTCACCGACGCCTACGCCTGGCGCTTAAAACACGCTGGCCGCGTTGATTTTTACGAAAAACTTCGCAAGTTCGGCAAGAAGACGCCGCTCGACGAGGCGCCCGACATCGATGTCGAGGACATGGCGTTCATCCAGGCCTTTGGCCGGCTGTCCTTCAGCCGGCCAGCGGGCATGGTGATCGGCGCCATCCCGTTGTCGGAAATCACGTATTACTGGTACCGCGTCGAGCAGCTGGATGACCTGGACACCTGGATCGACATCATGCAGGCCATGGACGGCATCTTTCTCGAATTTCACAGCCCAAAAAAATAAACAGGATCATTGATGGCGGGAAAAAACTACACGACAGGCCTGATTATCACGGGTGATGCGTCCGGGGCCATCAGAGCAACGAGACTGACAGATCAAGCGTTACGCGATCTCAACGGATCGGCGCGGCGCACCGCGTCCCAGACAGCCAGCGCTTGGGATAAAGTGAAGGCATCACTATTCAGCGTCAATGGCGCCGTCGGTGCAGTTGCAGGTGGATTGTCATTGTTAGCCGCTCAGGCATCGATAACAAGCCTAGTTAGGATTGCCGATGAAATGAAGCTAATTGATAGTCGGCTGAAGGTGGCAACATCAACTACGCAGGATTATCTAGAATCGCAAAAAGAGCTCGTTGCTATCTCCATGCGTACTGGCACATCTTTCGAGGCTAATGCCTCGATGTTTTCGCGCGTCAATAAGAGTATGGAAGCGATGGGCGGGACGGCCAGGGATACGGCGGCATTGACAGAGTTGATCGCCAAATCGCTAAGCATATCCGGTACTAGCGCGGGCGAGGCATCGTCCGTTATACGGCAGTTATCTCAAGCGATGGCGTCCGGCGTTTTGCGTGGCGATGAGTTCAACAGCATCATGGAGAACGGCTCAAGGCTGGCTTACGCGCTTGCCGCTGGTATTGGTGTTAATGTCGGAGAATTACGTAAGATGGCTGAAGATGGGCAGTTGACATCTGGTAAGGTCATTCGCGCCATCATGAGCCAGGCGGCTGTTATCGATGCCGAGTATAAAAAATTGCCGCTGACGGTGGGCGCCGCATTCGAAAACGTAAAAACCCAATGGGGCCAGTATGTGCTGGCTGCCGATGCCGGTTCTGGCGCGACGGCCGGATTGGCCGAGCAGGTTAACATCCTGGCCGATAATCTGGCGCCACTGATCGATGCTATCGTTACGCTGGGCAAGGTGGCGGCGACCGTGTTCGCGGGTCAAATGCTGATCAGCATCGGCCAGTACACTGCGGCGAAATACGCCGCTATCACCGTTGAGCGCGCACATGCGGCCGCGTTGGCCATGGATCTGGAACGCACCGTTGCGTTAACCACTGCCCGTCTGGCTGCGACGCAAGCCGAGATTGCCGCAACGCAAGCGACATTGGCCGGTAATCTCTCAATGGGCGCGCGCATGGGCCTGACCAATCAACTCAACGTCCTGCTGGCCGCTCAAACCGCGCAAACTGCTGCGGTAACAGCCGCGACGGCCGCACAGACGGCGGCCACGGTGACGTTTGCAAGCAGCCTGAAAATGCTGCTGAACCCGATTAACTTGGTCAATATTGGCTTGGCGGCTTTGGTCGGCTGGGAAATCGGCACGTGGTTACGATCGTTCCAGACCGTGCGTATTGTCGCGACGGCGACGCTGGGCGCGATTCTGCAGGGCATCGAGAACGTGACCTACGGCTGGAATGTCATGAAAGCGGTCATGAGCGGCAATCTCGGCGCACTAGATGACCTGAAAGCCGCGCACCTGGCCGAGAAGGCTGCGATCGATGACAACATCGTGAGCAGCATTGCTTATGAGCTCAGCAGCAAAAAAGCCGCTGAAGCTGCGGGCAAAGAATCAAAAGCCATCGCCGGCCTTGCGGGCGAAAAATCTACGCTGAGTGATGCGCAGAAAAAAGCGATAAAGGATGCTGAAGCGACAGCCAAAGGCATAAAGGCTGAAATGGATGCATTGCACGAACAGCATCTGAAGCTCACATTATCGGCGCGCGATTATTACGCAGCCACTTTGGCCGCCAAAGGCATGAGCGCGGCTCAGTCCGCTATGGCGATGTCGTTATGGGATGCTAATAAAGCCCTTGAAGCGCAAAAGACTCGTCATGATAAAGCAAAGAGCGAGATGGATACGCTGATCGACAAACACAATCAGTTAACGTTATCTGCGCGCGAATACTACGCCGTAACACTGCAGGCTGGTGGATTAAGCCCCGAGCAATCGAGGCCGCTGCTCGAGCAGTTCGACAAAAATGCCGCTTTCGAGAAAACCAAAAGACAAACCGACGATGCGCGTGCCGCGCTGGATGATTATGCAAGCTCACTGGATAAGGCGGCCGGAAAAATGGCGGACATGGGCGCCGTGTCGTCGGCCGTGTTCGACGGCGCCCTGGGTGGTGTCAATGCGCTGTCCGGCGCTTTCTCCAACATGGTAAGCGCACTGCAGGAAAACACGCAGGCACTCAGCACGCTGCGTGAAAAACAATCGCTGAATGAACTCGACAAAGAGAATAAAAACTATCAGAAAAATGTCGTTACGTTTGCCAAAGAAGAGGCAAGACTAAAGCAGGCCAATATCGACGCCTCCATCGACGGCATCATGCAGGTCGCCGGCGCTTCGTCAAAAATGTTCGATCAGAACTCCGAGGAAGCCAAGGCCATGAACCTGGTCGTGCTGGGCGGCTTGGCGGCGAAGGCCGCAGCGGCGATGCTGACGCAGGGCACGGGCGACCCTTACACGGCTTTCGCCCGTATCGCGGCCATGGGAACGTTGGTGGCCGGCATTATGTCGGCGGCCGGCGCTGGCGGATTCGATTTTAGCGGTGGCGGCAGTGTATCTGCGCCGACTGTTTCATCCAGCACAGGCACGGTATTGGGCGATTCTGAGGCTAAATCCGCATCAGTCAATAATACCTATGAGCTACTGCAAGACATTCATGCCAAGGAATATGCCACATTAAGAAGCATCGACCAGGGTATCTATAACCTGAAGTCAGGCATCACCGACGTCATCACCCGGCTGTTTCAGGAGGGAGGCATCGCTGTGCCAACGATTGATGGCAAGGCTAAATATGCGGTCGATATGCAAGCGCTCAATCTGACCATTGGCGGGCCGCTTGGGTTGATGGCTGAGTTTGCCAAAAAACTGCCTGTCATCGGCGGCCTGATCAGCGGCATCGAGGATTTCGTGATCGGAGGCTTGTTCGGCAAGACCACGCGCTCAGTTACCGGCAGCGGTATCGGCTCAAACCCGACCAGCCTGATGGATATCATGAATGGTGGCGACATTGCTGGCTATCAATATGCGACTATCGAGACGAAAAAGAAAAGCTGGTTCTCAACTAAGAAAAGCTACAGTGAGCAGCAAATGGCGCTGGATGAAGCGACGCAGGACGCATTGACGCGCGTGTTTAAGGGCATGGGGCAAACCATGTATGGGTTGGCCGAGCAATTGGGGCATGACACCAAACAAAAAGTCGAGGCCTATGTTGTTCCGGCCATGAAAGTGGAACTGCACGGCTTGTCTGGAGAGGACGCCGCGAAAAAGCTCAACGATGTAATAAGCGCGTCACTGGACACAATGGCGGATGCCGTGTTCGGCGAAATACTGGGGCAATACCAGAAACTCGGCGAAGGATTGCTGGAAACGACGACGCGAATTGTCGCTGAAATCGCGCTCGTTAACGACGCGCTTGCGCAATCCGGCGTCACTATCGCCGGCGATGCCATCGCGGTCAGTGATGCCATCGTTCAGGCATCTGGCGGGTTAAAAGCGTTTCAAGAAGCGTTCGCCCAGGCATTCGACAAGTTCGCCGACGATGACGCGAAACAGCGCCGCCTGGTCGCATCGCTCCAAGTGCAGCTGGCCGAACTGTTCCCGCAGTCGACGATCAACACGATTGCCAGATCGCGCGAGGAATACGTCAAGCTTGTCGCGGGCCTGGACCAGACGAACCCGAAATACGCCGAGCAGTATGCATTGCTGATTAAACTGGCCGAGGGCGCCGATCAGTATTACTCGGCTATCGAGGAAGCCGAGAAAAAATTGCGCGATCTCATTCAAAGCTTCATCGCCTTCTCGCGCAGCCTGCAAAGCGTTCGTGGAAGCATCGGTTCGAATATTGTCAGTCTGGGAGGAGCTGCGTCGACCGTGGGTCCTGCGTGGCAGCAAAGCATTATCGACAACCTGTACAAGCAGCTCGCGGCAACATCGAACAACGCCGACAAAATAAGCGTCATCGGCGAAATCAACACGGCCGTGATGAATCGCTATAGCGCTGAGCTTGAAGCGTTGGGCAAAGTCGAGGAATCGGTAAAACGCATCCGCGATTATATCGATAACCTGAAACTATCGGACAAATCGCCACTAACGAACGCGCAGAAGCTCGCCGAAGCTCAGGCGCAATACAGCACGCAACTCGCCATGGCCAGAGCCGGCGACAAGGACGCGCTGGCCGGCATTACCGCGTCGGCCGACGCGTACCTGGCGCAAGCCCGCGGCTTTTATGCATCAAGCCAAAACTACACGGACATATTCGATAATGTGACCGGCGCGCTATCCGGCCTATCCGGAATCAATGGCATGGACGAGGCGACATACAAGCGCGAAACACTGGCGCTACAAGATAAAGCCATACGCGAACTGCAATCGCTCGATAAAACACTGATTGCGATATATGAGCGGGAACAAGCCGCCTATCAAACGAGACACGATCAGCTAATGGCGGCATTGCCCGACGATAGCCTCGTGAAAATGATCGAGCAGGGGATGCAAGCCGCATCCACGGCCTTGGGCCGAACGCTGACTGAGTTTGAATCACACTGGATACGGGATCAGTTCAACTCGGGCCGCGACAAAACGTCGATCTACGCGGAAGCCGGCCAGTATATCCAGCAAGAGAAGCTGCACGGCTCGCACGCCACCGGCTTGGACTACGTGCCGTTCGACGGCTACCGCGCGGAACTGCACAAGGGCGAGCGCGTGCTGACCGCTGCCCAGGCCCGCCGGCAGGACGGCGAAACCGACCAGGCGCTGATTGCCGAACTGCGCGCGCTGCGGGCCGAGGTGGAACGGCTGCGGGCCGACCAGAGAGCGCATACCGAGGCGATTGTCGTCAATAACCGCCAGGCGGCGTCCGAGTCCGCGGACAAGATCGCAAACAGCAACGCCGACGCCACGCGCGCGGCCAACTGGCAATCCAGAAACAAGGTAATTATTAAATGAGCACCAACGTAAAAATATTCAAAAGCACCGATACCGGTGCGCCCGGACTGACCGGCCAAGCGGGAAAGCTAATCGAACTGCTGGATGCCATTTTGATCGACGGCATAAACCCGAAGACGATAAGCGCACTATCGCGGTCAGGATCAACGGCGACGGCGACGTGCGTCGGGCATGGCTATATTGTAGGCGATTGCCTGCTCATTGCCGGCGCCGACCAGGCCGAGTACAACGGCGAGGTTTATATTACCACGGTGCCAGACACCGATACGTTTACCTTTGCCGTCGATGGCGCTGCCGTCACGCCGGCGACGGGCGCGTCGATCACCGCTAAAAAAGCCCCGGCCGGCTGGACCAAGCCCTACAACGGAACCAACCTGGCCGCGTACCGAATGGGCGGCGGCAATCAGCGATACCTGCGGCTTGACGATACAGGTACGGCTTACGGCGCCCGCGTAGTGGGATACGAGGCAATGACCGGAATCAGCAGCGGCAGCGGCCAGTTTCCTACGTCGATTCAAGAATCGGGCGGTCTCTATGCAGCTAAAAGCTCGGTGGCAACTTCAGTCGTGCGGGACTGGGTCGCGGCGGTCACCGATCGTCATTTAATTCTGTGGGTGAATGTGGTAGACAGTGCGATAGGCACTAGTGCCTGTGCTTTATTTTTCGGTGACTTCATGTCGCGTAAATCGGGCGACCAGTTCAATACTATCTTGATTGCGGGAACTTCGGCAGCGTTTTCTGGCAGCTCGTTCCAAAAAGTCAACATAATCTCAACATCAATTACTGGGCATTACTGTGCCCGCAGCTATACGCAACTGGGATCCTCAATTGCAGTCGGCAAACATGTGGACGGGGTTAAAAGCGGGACCTCTTCGGCAGATATCGGTTCATCGGGACTGATCTATCCCAATCCGTCCGACGGCGGGTTGTATCTGTCCGAAATCTTCATTCACGAGCCGAATAATTTTCGCGGCACGCTGCCCGGCGTTTGGGCGCCGCTACATGGCAGGCCATTAGCTAATTACGATACATTCGATGGGGCCGGGGATGTCGCAGGCCGGTCGTTCATGGCGCTGCATCTGTATAATATGGGTCAGTTTTTCCTGGAAACCTCAAACACCTGGAATCTCTAGCATGGCCCATCTTGGCACTCTCGGCGCAACGTTCACCCCATTCTACGCAATGCCTCTGTTCACGCCGCCCGAGGTTGCGCCGGCGATGGCGAAAGTAGCTTGTTTGCGCCCGCTGCCGATTTGGGCAGAGGATTATCGCGCGCTATTAAATATTCCGGTGAACGGGGCGCTGACGGGAATCACGCAGGTAGCGGGCGTGCCGGCGTCGTTGTGGGTGCGCTGCTACTACAGGGACAACGGCCTCCAGGTCGGCGCCGTTAAATCGAACGACGCGGGCGAGTTCGCGTTTTACAATCTGGATCCTGATGCCCTGTACTACTGCATTGCGTTTGATGATACCAACGCCGCGCCCGACTATAACGCGGAAATCTACGACCTGCTTTCACCCATAACGGTTTAACGTGTTATATGCACCACCACCCGGCAACGCGATTAATTTCAATGCAGGCACGCCATACTCGGCCCCTGCCGGCGCGGGTTTTATTCTCAATCTGGGGGGCGAAACGGTGACGATATCGTTTTCGGAATGGCTGCGGGACCAAACGGCGCAGCGTGTGCTATTAGTCGAAGCAGGCGTATCTATCGGCGGAACTGAAACCACCCAATATCTATCGACGCGCGGACTGGCGACGGGGGCGACCGACACCCCGGCCAATACGCCCTATCTGCCCTACGTGGCCGGAGGCATCAACCTAACCGAAGAACTCAGCCTTGACAGCGATGCGGGCGGCATGGCGTTCGGCGATATTGAACTGCTGAACCATTCCGGGGCATTGGATGACTGGCTCGGCTCGTCGTATATCTGGGTCAATCGCGCCGTGCGCGTGTATCTGGGCGATACCCGCTGGAGCCGGGCCGATTTCGAGCTGGTGTTCGACGGTGTCATCGCGGATATCGATAGCAAAAGCCGCGACCGGCTCAGTCTGAAAATTCGCGACAAACTGCAGCGGCTGAATACGCCGATCAGCGAAACCAAGCTCGGCGGCACTTCGGCCAACGCCGACGCGCTGATCCCGGTCGCCCTGGGCGAGGTTTGCAATATCACGCCGCTGTTGACCGATCCGGCGACGCACGAATACCAGTACCATACGACCGCCAGCGAAGGCATCATCGAAGTGCGCGACGACGGCGTGCCGGTGTCGGTCACGTCAACTCCGACGACGGGTAAGTTTACTCTCTTAGCATCGCCGGCAGGCAGCATTACCGCCAGCGTGCAGGGCGACAAGCCGGGCGGCGTGTATTCGGCCACGGTCGCGGCGCTAGTGCGGCGACTGGCGACCGGTTACGGCAAAGCGGCGACGCGCTTCACCGAGGCCGACCTGGATACCGCCAATCTGGACGCGTTCGACGCGACGCATCCGCAAGCCGTTGGCGTGTATGCGCAGAGCCGGGAAAACTGCCTGGCGATTATTCAGCAGCTCGCCGCGAGTCTGGGGGCGCAGGCCGTCATCAGCCGGACAGGGAAATTGCAACTGCTGCAGATTGCGCTGCCACCGGGCGGAACGCCGACGCCCATCGGCCCGGGCGATCTGGTCGCCGGGACACTGGTTCCAGTGCAACGGATCGAGGTGCGCGCCGCCGCAAAAATAGGCTACTGTAAAAACTGGACGGTCCAAGCCAGTCTGCAAACCGGCATCCCGGCCGCGCATAAGGCGCTGTTCGCTGACGAATATCTGACCACATCGGCCAGCGACGGCGCTGTCGAGACCGACTATAAATTAGATGCCGAGCGGGTATTACGCGAAACGTTCTTGCTGAGCAAAACCGACGCGGACACCGAAGCCGCGCGGGAACTGGCGCTGTACTCGACGCCCCGGACGGTTTTCGGATTCGAGGGGTTTGCCTGGCTGCTGGAACTGAAGCTTGGCGACGCGGTGACGATAACGCATCCGCGTTTCGGGCTGTCGAGCGGCAAAGCCGGGGTAGTGGTCAAGCTGGCTCCGGACTGGTTCAGCGCGCGGGTATACGTGGAGGTTCTGGTCTGATGGCGGCGATTAAAAACGCAATTGATGAACTGCTACAGGCAGCTAGCCCGCGCACGGAAAGCGTCGTGCTGCCGTCCAACATCAAAATCAGCACCAGCAATTTGGACGACAGCGCCGTCACGCCGGTGAAAACGGATATCCCGGCGGTTAATCCGACGACGGGCAATCTGGCTGATGATGCGTTTCTATCGACAACCGGCTATGTCAAGGCTAGTGGATCTTTGCTAACGCAAGTCTCGTATGCCGGCAACTATGGAGCAGCAACCGGCCAGTTTATCACGCCCGGCGGCGCGTCCAGCGCCAGCGAATGGGACGTTGGCGTCTGGGGTCAGGTCAACGGCACGGCGACAGCATTAGGCAAGATCGGCGTGATCGGCATCGCCGATCAAAGCAACGGCTACGGCGTTGTTGGCGAATCTTCCCTGGGAAAAGGAGTTTACGGCGAATCCGCCTCGGGCGCGGCCGTTGTAGTAGACGGTATTATGGAAATCACGGATTCGACCATGGTGTTGAATCTAAACGCGCACTACGTCGGTGGGGTTGATCTGAGCGGGCTGGTGCGCAATAACGAAGTAGACCTTCAGTACTCGACCGACGGCGGCGGCAGCTGGAACCCTATTCGATTTAAACCCGCATGAGTCTAAACATGGCACGAGATAAAGTAACAGCCCAAAAACCAACATCGCAACGGGAAGAGATTCAGGTCTGCCGGCATACGCTCGGCCATGGCGTGGAGCTGTACATCGGCACGGGACGGGAATACAACGGCCGGTTCGTGTTTGACGTGCCGCAGCGCTTCGAGGTTGTCCGCATCGTCGGCGATGATTACGACGAGCTCATGAGCGACCGGCCGGCGTTTTCCCCTAATAAGCCGGCCGACACGTTCCGGCACGAGGATCTGTGGCATTTTGTCGATAAGCAGCGCGGAATTCGGTAATGAGCAACTTGCGTATCGTCTCGAACAACGCCGCAGACCGGGCAACGCTGACGGCCGACGTAACGGCGGGCTCGTATTCGGTGGGCTACCTGCAGACCGACTATAAAACCGAGATATACCGCTCGACCGGCACCTCGGCGACGATCACGGCGCTTTGGACGACGGGAGAGCTCGTGCGATGTGTAGCGCTGCCGTTTACTAATTTCACTGAAAATGCCACGCTGCGGGTCAGGGGATACACCAATGCCGGGGACGCCTCGCCGGCATTCGACACGACGGCGGTCGATTGTTGCCCGTACAGCAGCGCAGCGGCTTTTGGCTGGGATATCGTCACGCCCGGTGTCGCGAACTTCGCCTACGGCGGCGCAGTCTACGCGGCCGTCTGGTTCGAGGGCGGCACGGTCAAAAAACTGGTGATCGACATAGCGGATGCCGGGAATGCGTCAGGCTACGTGGAGGCGGGCCGCCTTGTGGCCGGCGATTATTACGAACTGTTGCAAAATCCGAACTATGGGGCTCAACTGGGATTTGCCGACCTGAGCGAGCACAAGCGCAGCGACGCGGGGGATCTGGTGACCGACAACCGGACGCGGTCTAAAACGCTGTCGTTTTCACTAGAGGGCATGCCGGAAGCCGACCGCGCGGCGATCATGCGGTTATTGCGCGTGGGAGGCCTGGCGACACCTTTGTATGTCTCAGTGTTTCCGGACGGTTCTGACTATGACCTGACGCAGGATTATCAGATTTACGGCAAGCTGTCGCAGGGTTCGAATGTTGCTCTGCAGCACTTTGCTAATTATGCCAGCGCGCTGACGATTGATGAATAGTCAATTACCGGAGAGTTTCAGGTCGTCATTGATCTGCAGAGGCATGTTTTTTAATTCAGACAGCGCGGCTGATTCATCTAATTGCGCGAGAGACCCCGGCCTGAACGCCGGGGCTTTTCGCACAATCCGGCGTTAAAATACATGGTTGCAATAGTTTTTTAAGTTATTGAAAAATAATCAGTAGAATTTTCAGATTGGTTGCAATAATATATGACTAAGCCCATGTTTTTTATTGGTTGTGAGTATAACTCTTAATCCATGGGTCCAGGGTTCGAGTCCCTGACGCCCCACCATATAAATCAAAGGCTTAGATGAAAATCTAGGCCTTTTTTTATGCCTGATCATCCATCTGGTTGCAAAGGTGGTTGCAATTAATCAGTTTTTTGTCGGTTTAACGATATCTGGTTTCACATCATAGACTCGCATCATGGCTGCGGATCTGTGGCCAGATGCTTTCATCTTGTCGCCTTCGGTGTCCGAAATGCCTTTGCGTTTCAGGTCGTGAAATGTGAAGTGATTATATTCAACGCCGTCCTCCCGGGCCTGGTCTGCGGCAGCGCGCTGAATGCGCTGCATCGCCGTTTGCAATGAACTGATATCGATCTTATTGCCGGTGCGCTCACTGACGAATAGAAAGCGCCTGTCGGCATGGATGGGGTGCGGCTGTTTGCGCGCTGACAGGATGTCGTTTCGCTTATTCTTGAGTGAATCCCATGTTTCCCGCAGGCGCGGCGTCCATTCAGTGATGTTGTCTTTACTGCCTTTGCGACGACGGATTAGTAATCCATCATCCAGTTCGTTGGCATCGGTCAGGTCAAGAACTTCAGACATTCGCATTCTGCACAAATAGGCAAGTTCCATCGCATGCGGCACATACCAATAACCCGATTGCCTGGCTATATTGAGCAGATAGTGATAGTCCCGATCCTCGGCGTAGTGCTGGCGCGGGGCGATACTGATTTTCTTAATGCCGGTAGCTGGATTCGCTGGGACTTTTTCATATTCATAGGCCCAGGCAAACAGGCGCTTGATATAAGCGAGCTCCTTATTTGCCCGGCTCTCGGATTCCTCGCCGCGCTTGTCCCTGTATTTCCGGATCAAGCCGACCGTCCATTTGCTGATAGGCAGGTCACCCATCTTGCCCGTACTGGTATCGCGCGTGACGATAGCCAGGTGACAGTTTTGATAATCTTTTTTAGTGGACGCGCTAAGCTTTCTCCATATGTGCGTTTGCTGGAATTCATTCGATAGCATCGCAAACGTCATGACTGTCTTATCTTGTTGCGCTTCAGCAGCCTGCCATATCTCTGCCAATGTTGCTTCGGTACCGCATATGCGCCTGGCCTTTTTCTTTCCGAACTCATCATAAAACGTCATCATCCATTTGCCGGAGCCGGACTGGTTGAACCAGACACGGTCGGGCAATTTCTCTGCATTGATGTGCGACGGGATATTCTTTGATGATCTCTTCCGGCCAGGCTTTTTCATAGGATATCAATCTCCTGCTCAGTTTGTTGTTGAGGCAGGTCTGATTTTAATCCCATGGCGGCATTGAGCGCATCAACTGTTGTGTAGATGCCTTTTTTGCCGTACAGAAACCGCACGCCATTTTTGCGCAGGCATTTTTCAAGATCGGATGTTCGAGCGCAGCCTGTGGCGGCCTTAAGGTCCTCATGGGTGATTATGGCGCTCATTTATTCCCCCTCGATGCCGGCCGGCAGGTCGGCCCAGGCGATTACCACGTCATCGGCAAGGGCAGTTCCGTCAATCAAATGCCAACAGCCGGCCTCGTAGTAGCCTATCCAGACCGGTTCATGCCATTCGACCGTGTTGATCATGACGGCCTGCTCGTCATCGGGCAATTGCGCCGCAACGAGTGTCCAGGTGATGATTTCAGCCACCGTATTCATTGCGTGACCTCCTTGCTGCATTGATTGTGCATATTCATGATCTGAGCCATCATCACAACGTTTTTCAGTTCGGGCGCCCATCTGCTGATCAGTTCAGCCAGCACGTATTCTTTGACGTCACGGGGCAGGGCAGAGATGCCGGATTCGTCCAGCAGTCGCCGAGCCTCCGCCTGAACATCGCGTTTTTTCGGTTTTTTCTGTTTGATCGGTTGTGTGTCGGCAACACTTCCGAATAAATCTATCTGCATTGAAATACTCATTACTTATTCTCATTAGCAACAAAATTTTTACGTGCTTCTACTATCGCAATACGTATTTGCTCGGCATTTTTTCCGGAAGTAGTGATATTTAAATTACGAATCTCACAAATCTCGTCAATTGTTAATCCTATAGACTGCATTGATCTGGCCCACTTCATTAACCTATCAGCCATATATTCGTGAGAATTTCCTTGTTTTTTAATAACGTCGCGTCGTCGGCAATGCTCGCATCGGTCTGGATCATCATCTGGAGATGGATGAGATGCCCACCTTGCCGGTCTTCTGAATTCATATTTGCCGCAATCGCAGCGAGCAATCCAAACAGTTTTTCCTCCATTCCTGCTTGGCCTGAACCATGATATAGCCGTCATGCGTCCGTGCCTCATTCCCGTGTAATCTTTCGCGCTGACTGGTCTTGTCTTACATTTTGGCGGAGTATCCATGGTGCGGATAATCATGTGCTCTGGAAATGACACATCAAAATGCTCGCCTTTAAAAAAGCCAACACGCACTGCTGCTTTGTCTACAGGCTTTTTATGCTCTAACAGACTAGGGAATGATGACTTCAATCTATCCATCACACAACTCCTTGCAGCGCATACTGGCCCCAATAGTTGAAGATCCTGACCACGTAATTTTTTGTCTCGTTGCTGTTATCGATGCCTGTGACGAGGTGCAGCTTGGCAATGATCGACACGTAATCGTTGGCCCCGCCAGCAAGCTTCTGCGCTTTCAGTATGTTGCCGGTGCCGGCATTGTAGGAGGCTAATGCCAAACAGTAGCGGTCGAGCTCAGGCCGCGGCGCTGTCCAGGTTTCATAGCGCTGGCGCATGTAGATCGCGCAGGCCGGGATCGCGTGCTCAACATTGAACGGATCGGCATCGATGATGCCCAGATCCCGGGCCAGGGTTTTTTTCATTTCTGACCAGGTTGCCGGCATGAACTGCGCGATGCCCTGAGCGCCGACCGGCGAAACCGCTTTCGGGTTCAGCTGAGATTCCTGCATCAGCTGCGCTTTCAGTAGTCGCCAGTCGCCGCCCGGTAGATACGCGCGCGCTGCGTTTTTAATGAGCTGATTGATGGCCATTATGTTGCTCATGCCGCATCCTCCTGTTTGAACCGCTCCCATTTGGTGATGTAACCGATGATGATATTCCGCTGTTTAGTGGGCGAGCTGATTGATTCAACAAACCGGTTTATCCGTTCCAACTGCTGCTGTTTGCGCAGATGCTGCACGGCGGCATCGCTGGTTTCGTGGATTTTCCCGTCCGGTGTCCTGAATGAATCGATGCGCTCGATGCCGGACGGCAGCGCGTCCTCTTTTTCCGCGATCGCGCTGAGCGGATACGTTTTAACTGCATCACCAGAAATCACATCATCAACATGATCCGCATTGTCAACAGTCTCTGAATCATCATTGTTTTTGTTCAAATCCGAATAAAACGACCGTCCAACCGGCGTTATCGTCAGGCGTTTTTTATTGTTGCTGATATAGCCTAAGCGCTCCATCCGGATTAATGCCGATGTAATGGCTCTCACGTTGGTTGTTCCGGTTACCTGCTGAATGATCGCGTTCTCAGTCAGGCCGACGCTGCTTTTCATCAGCAGACCGGCGATTTCCTCTTGAATTTCTTGTTTTGCCATGATTGATCTCGTTTTGTGATTAATTACCAATTGCCCAGCAGCGTCATGCGATACCGGTCCGAGCTGGATGCCGGCCAGGCTGTGCGCTCACTGGGCGGCGTGTAGTCGTCTCGCTCAGGAACATGAACGATGATTGTCTTGCCGCTGCCGGATGGGTCCGTCAACTCTTCCGGCCGCTTGCCGGTCAGGAACTGGATCGCCAGTCGGTTGAATTCGGAGACGGCATCGGGCGACGCCTTTTTGATTTTTTGTTTCTGATATTCCACATGACTGTATGACTCAGCGGGAGCGCTCAGTGCCTTGATGTCATGTTTCTCCAGCCATTCCATGACCGCCTGTTTGTTGTAAGTGAACGTCCGGCCTCTTGGTGTTTTTATCGGCTTTGGGAACATATAGGCATCCGTTTTGATGATCGCCTTCAGTTTTGTTTCGGAGACGCCCGTCAATTTGGCGATTTCGCCGCGCGTTATGGTTTCTATTGTCATGGTTTAATCCACCGCCATGATGATAGCCGTGTAATGGCTGTCTATGCCAAGATGGTTGAAATTGATGTCGTAACCGACGGCTTCAGGATTGCCATTATTGATGCGGTAGGGTCTGATGACCGGCCAGCAGGTGGTTATGTTGAGCGCGGCCAACAGCTTCATCAGATAGCGCTGATCGAATGACACCCTGTCGAGCAACAGCGAATTATCATCGTGAATGCTGTCGATCAGCGGCGACACGTCGGGATACTGGGCGACTGCGGACAGGTAGGGAATCGAGAAGCCGCGGCCATAGCCGTCGATGCCCGTGATGTATGGCTGGTTTTTATGAATGACGACCGATTTCGCCCCGGCCGGCAGCGGACGCTCTGGACGGATCAGCAGGCTATGTGGACCATCCCAGCCGGAAAAATCGACCGCCTCGGCTGACACCATCATGGAGCCGTTGCTGCCAGTGATGCGCATGTGCTCCGCATCAATATGGATATATTCCAGCCAGTAGCGGCTGATGCTTTTCATGTTAGTGGGCTCGGCGCAGGCCGCCAGGCACACGTTGAATATGATCGGATCATTTATTTTGATATTCGGTCCGAGCGTGATTTCGCCGTCCGGTATCTTGTCTAAAATTGTCATAAACACTCCTGTCGTTGTTGGGTGATGGCCGCATCGAAATCACTATAAATCGATGAATAGTTAAATATTCAAGCTCGGCCATCAGTAAATGACGCTATCTGCGTGAGAGTGCTTGCTGGTTAATGGAAATTGCCAGACAGCGCCATTTATTGATGACGCCGCGTCTCGTGCGGCTGACGGCCAGTTCAACAGCGAAGAAGCACAAGGTGTACACTGGGCTGGCTGCGGGTGTTTTCTGCTTCGGCTCACCATCGCCCATGGGCGCTTTTTCCCGCTGGAGCCGGCCTGCGCGCAATGTGGGCAATGCGTTGCAGGCATGGGGGGGGCGATCATTGCATATCGTATTCCGTCAGAAGTTCGCCGTGGGCATAGGTGGCGATATATGCCGCCATGTCTGGCGACACGAGGTGATCTGGTCTATCGATCTGCGTGCTGGCTACGCTCATGTGCGAATCGGTGATGTCTGCATGGGATATGTTCTGGGCGATGACAACAAAGGCCATCGCAACAAAAACGCCAAACGTAAAACACTTGATTGATTCCATGCGCTCAGCTCGTAACTGCGATTTAGTGTTGTCTGCTGCGCTTTTTTCGGCGTGCCGGCGCACGTCGAATCCGATAATATTTTTCGGTAATTCGTTCATGGATGCCTCCTGTTGTTGTTGGGTGATGGCTGGCTGCGTTATTAATCGCCTGTCCACTGCTACGGTCTTTTTTCGTAGCCGTAGGACTCCGGCCAGACCATCAATGAATGCGACCAGCCCGGTCGTTGCTCCTGGTCTCTCGCTTTGTCGTTTATGGTGGCACGCGCCGTTCAAACGGACGGTGAGATGATAACCACCTTGCCAGCGTGTCTACTTTCCACGCCGCTAATCGCATTCATTCATGATGCCGGATAGGCTCCGGCTGGCATGGCGCCCGACTTGTGCGGCTTGGGCTTCCCGTTTGTTATTATTAGCCGTAGCCGGAGCCGTCGCCGGAGCCGGAGCCGTAGCCGGAGCCGTCGCCGGAGCCGGAGCCGGAGCCGTAGCCGGAGCCGTAGCCGTAATCTTTATCTATTGTTTCCATATGGGCACGCCTGTAATGCTTTTGCGAGCAATATCAGTGCAATCCAATATTTCAATTGCTTCCGTTAGCTCGACGCGATCAACTTCGCGCGGGAACTTGCAGTTTTTAGGCTTTTTAACGCCTTCCATTGCTAATTGACTCAAGCTGGCTGCGCCGTCCCAATACCAGAGTCTGCGAGCGTTTGTCATGACGACTTCTTTTCCGTTTCTGCTCTCTAGCGTTCCGGCGAATACGCCAGCCGAGTATGTTCTTACAATTACATAGCGTTGGTTTTGTTCCATCGTTGTTTCCTCTGTTAAAAATCTTTGTCAAAAGCACTGTTGCCAATACTCTTGAAAAAGAGCCCGGTGTTGAGCCGGGCGAGCCTGGCGGGGGAGCAATGCCAGGAAATATCGAAAGCTAATGATCTTTGTCAAAAACACTCAGTCAGTGCGTTTGAAAAAGAGCCCTGCAAACAGGGCGGAACATAATCACAAAGAGGAGGCTTCATATTTGTTGCTGTTGTGTTGAGATAAATTAAAGCAAAACTTGTAAATTGAAACAAGAAAAACTTGTAAATGGTTGCAATAACCATGGGAAAACCATTTTATCCGGGCGGATAAAATGGTAATCAATGCCAGACGCGACGCATTGTGTAGGAAATTTTGTTGGGTTTGCGGATGGCTTGGATTGAATGGCAGGGATTGCGGTTCTTCAGGCAATAAAAAACCCGCCGAAGCGGGTTGTTTTAGGTAAATTTATGTTGGTTATTGTGTTAGGATAAATTGGGATTAACACTAATAAATAATTTTGGCGATTCTAACGATCCTGATTCGGTATCAACCTCTACGGCAAAATATTTACAGCCTATTGGTATTTCAACACCAATCAAGTTCATTCCAAACATTAAGTCTATCCGATTGGCGTTTTCATCTATCGGGTGTTTGATTAAGTGTTGGCTAAAATCATTTACAGGCGTTTCGGTCAACACAAACCCATCATCTCTTACAATTCTCAGCGCAATTGTCTTGAATGGATTGCTAATTGGTGTTGATACCCAAACATAAACAGACAGCTTTGGAAAGATGATCGGTAGCGATGGAACAGTTATTCCTCCAACATAAGCGCCCATAAATGATGGTTTATTGCCAACTTCTTGACGAATATCATCACACCATAAAGCATGCACATAACGATCAGTCATGATCAGCCTCTGATTGATTAAGTTTTCGAGAATTGTTCCAAGCTTCGGAAAGAATATCAACGGTAACGCCAAGTGCCATTGCCATCTTGACGGAAAGGCTCATTGATGGCTCATGCTTTCCTGATTCATAACGAGAAACATGAGATTGTTCAATACCGCAGGCTTCGCCGAGCTCGCGCTGAGAAAGACCAGCTGCAAGCCGTAATGATGCAAAAGTTAGCTGATCCGAATAAAATGAGTCCGCAACCCATTTTCTAGCTTCACTCAATTGCTTGGCCGTTTCCTGGTCTTCCTCTAGTGAGGCTATGAACTTATCAAACTCGGAAAAACACGGATTTTTGCTTACGGGATCTTTATTTGTCTCTATATTAATGATTTCGCAAGAAGCGCTATTTTTAGCTTTACTTTCTTGTCTTTCATTAATAAAAATAGAGTAATCAATAGTCGCCGAGGTCTCTATTGATTGACGAGATAATACGCTTTCTAATTTCATGGTTCGGGTCGTCATAATCAAACTCGTCTCTGTGAACAATCGCCATAATGATGTATTTCTTTTCAGGGTGATAATAAAGATAAATAAATCTATATCTCAATCCCTTCCTCTCTAGTTCAATAGAACGCAAGCGCCAAAGCAGAATACGTTCTATTTTTGATGTGCTATTCCATTTTTTTACATTTATTGGTTCGTCCCAATCGGATCCAAATCCGTGCTCTAGAAGTTTGCTTATAAGATATTTATCAGCCTTAAGCTGTTGAATGAACGCGGCCAGCTTTACGGAATCATCTTTATTTAATTGATGTATATAGCGTAAATCGCTCACTGCGTCATTATGAACTTCAATCATGATATATCAAATTTGGTATATGTCAATGAGCCGGTGAAATGCTGAAAAAATTAATCAAGTTTTGAGATTAATGGCGATTAATCAGAAATGCCAAATCTGATTGATACTACTGACAAAGCGACTCGCACGGCACGCCGTCGCGATCCCGATCCAGGCGAGTCAGGCCGCATTGGTTGTTTAACCGGCCCAGGCCGCCACTTCTTCGGCGAGTTTGGCGGGATCATCCTCTGCTCCGATAAAGTAATTTTCTGAGCGTATTTTCCACAGAGTTTCATCCAGAACGCTATCTAACGCTTCCTGCTCACCGATAGTTAGGCGCATATCCTGACACGGCCTTAGGATGAACAGGCCATTTTTGCCGTTCGTTGGATTTAAGCGTTGTGCAGTTTGAAGATCAAGGTGAGCCTTGATAAGATATTTTTCGATGGTCTGCCTGCTTTTATAGCAGGCGGATATAATGCTGCCATAGTGGTTTGATGGCCTCAATGGCACATCAAGCCTACGCATGCCTTGCGGGGTTCGAATCTCAAGTGATTCTGATTCGGCTATTATTCTGTGACTGTTAAGCCCCATCAAATGATCAAGTTGTTCATAGACCAGTATGCGGGCTCGTGTATTGTTAATGGATCGGAATGCTGATTCGGTTCGTTGCGCTGATGATTCCGGCGCTCTGCCAATGGGGACTATTGCATTAAAAAGATCACCCAGTATTTCGTCAATGCTTTCTCCCGATGCATAGAAAGGGCCTTCAAAGCGAATATTTTGGCTCGGCGACGAGTGGAGGCTATCGACGTCTGATAGGTGATTGCGTAATATTTGGAGAAGAAAGCGGGTATGCTCTTCAATCTCATTGCCGTACAGGCAGCGCAGACGGTCAAAATGAGCCAAAAACCGGCTATGCAGCGAATTTTTTTCCTTCAATGCGATACCGACATTGAAACAATCCCCAGAGTGCAGGTCAGGCGTTAGGATAACTTTATACCATTCTCCCTTAACGACTTGCCGGGCATGTGCTTGCTGCCTGGCTTCCTCTAGCAGTGCTTTCATAGCAGTGCGCCGTAACGGCTTCTTATGCGCTCTGAACAGGTGGTGGATCGCTTCATGATGAATCGGTGTAAGGCCTCGAGTTCTTCTTTTGACAATAATAGTTTCCACCAATAAACCAGTTCCTGCAAGATGGAAATATTGGTGGCCGTGTTTTTGTCGGCCAGTTGTATCATGCGATTGGTGTCTTTAGGGTCGCGGACGTTGTAACCGCCCCATATAATCCAGGCTAATTTATTAAAAATGTCTTGTTCGGGGGATATCTCATCAGGCAACCATCTACGACAGCCGGCGATATCTTCGTTATCGATAAGGGCATAGCGGTGTTTGCCAATTCTGATCAAGTTACCGGCATTGCGGTCGCTGTTGCCCAGCCAATCATCAAAAACGACTACATCAAGCAGTTTATCCCAATGCCCGATATCATCCAGAAAAACAGGATTATTGATGGTTTGGGTCAAGTTATAAAAATATTTTGGACTGGTGCCGCTCAGCGAGCTAATGCACCAGGCAGGGAACAGGCCGTCCAGATCGTCAAATTCGATCTCTGGATGCGCAAATTTTAGTTGTCTGACATTTGCGGTGATGACAAATGCGTGTTTGGCTACGGGCAAATTCAGCGCCGAAGCCAAAAGGTAGGCAGTAATTTCGTTGACCAGGCTTTTGGGGTGCGTGCTTTTAGGATAAACGCTTATATAAACCTTATGCTTTTCTTTTCCGTCAGATATAAGGGCTATATGAGTATGTCCTACGCCATCCGGTGCATGATTTAAAAATGTTCGATAACTTTGTTCATTCAGTAGGGTGATTTTTTTTGGCTTCGTCGAACAATTTTCCATAAGACGCGCTGTCCTCGGCGGTTTTTTTAACAGTATTGCCAATCAATCTCTTGGCAATGATTTCCAGCAGTTTAATGTCGTCCTGGCTAAGGCGGCCTTCTTGCATGCCTCGTTCCAGTGTTTTCAAAATGTCTTGCGTTGCCGGCGAGGCATTCAGCATCAGGTTCGCAATATCGGGAATGCTACCTGTAGTTGGGCAGTCAGTGACTAGTTCTGCTACCGATACACGCAATACTTGCGCCAGCTTTTCTAGTCTCTTGCGCTTAGGCGCTGTTTCATCACTTATCCATTGCTGTACCGCCTGTGGGCTGACGCCCATTAATGCGGCCAAAGATGTTTGATTCAATGATGCCGCATACATGGCGGTTTCTATTCGTTTACCCATAGTCATATCCCTACATTACAAAATAATCTTGTAATCGCAAAACAAGAATTTCTTGATAACTTCAAGAAAAACTTGTAATAATGTACGCATGAATAACCAAGCGCTACACAAAGCAATATCTATACTCGGCTCTCAGACAAACCTTGCCAAACATCTTGGAGTGTATCCTCAACTCGTGCAGTCGTGGACCAGAACCAGAGTTCCCGCTCATTGGGCGCGGCCGATTGAAGCTGTAACTGGTGGCGCAGTACGTGCCATCGATCTCCGTCCCGACATATTCGGCGAGCCGGTGCCAGGCCAGATGAATAAGGACGCCGGGCATGATTAATCACGTCCGGCCAGAACCTTTTACTGATGCCATAGCTTATCGCGCCCAGCCGATCAACGGCATGGTCGAAATTTCGTATTTTTTTGTGGGGTAATAATGGGCAATTTAACTAAGACACAAATTCAGGTTGTGCAGGCATTGTCGGATGGATTGACTGCCGAGGAAGTCGCCAGTATGCGATTTCGCTCAGTGGGCACGATTCGCAAGCACATCGAGCAGGCCCGCGAACGTTTAGCGGCTCGTAATGTTGCGCACATGGTCAAGATCGCCATGCAGCAAGGCCTAATCAATTCAATCGTTCTTGTCATTATCATCAGTTCCGCCTGTTCCGATCATGGTTTTCGCCGTTCGCGTTCGCCGCGCCAGGTTTCCGAGGCATCAATCCGGATCGTCCGGGCCGAGGTTTAAATAATGAGTTTCAGCGAATTTCCGCCTTTTATTTTGATTCCGGCGTACCTGGTTGTGGTTCTGATAATAGGTCTGTTCTGGTTTGTTGCGGTGCCTGTTTATTGCTTCGCGCTGCTTACATTTGCGCTGGCCGACCTGATGAAGCGCGTCATACGGGCTTTTCAGCGATTTGATGCTTACTTGAGCGAAGCGCTCGATGAACTATGGAGGGGGATTATATGAGTTATTCATGGCTGATACCGCTGGCTGTCTCTGTTGTATCGTTCACAATCGTTGCGCTGCTTCCTGAGCATGGCGATTATTTTAGAGGGCTGGAGAAAATGGTTTTGTTTTACCCGGCGGCGGCTGTCGTATCGCTTATCGCCTGGCTATTGTGGGTGCTGATTTAAAATTCTATGAGCATTATGCGTGATTTCGAGAAAGAGCATGCCGATTTACGGTCACGACTGTTTTCAACACTGATTACCATTGCAGTGCTAGAAAACCATTTTGTCAGGCTAAAAAAAGAGCGCGAGCAGATGGAACGGCGTCTGGATGTTTTGCCGATGGAAGCCGAGACGCGTTACTGGACGCGCTTTTTCAGGTTTCTGAGGACAGGGAAATGAGAGCAGTTGCCGTTTTGTTTGTTTTGCCGTTCTGTGCGCTGTTACTGACGTGGCTGTATTGCGTTTTGCGCGGAAAAGCGCTTTATGTGGTCATGGCGTTGCTGGCCGTCGCTGTGATGTTGGTGCTGCTGTGATTGTCGGTCTGGTGGGCGATGAAGCGGATACGGCAGCGGTTTCCGAGCGCCTGGCGGGGCACGGGTTTCATGAGCTTCAAAACGAGCATGAGATCAGGCTGTTCGGAAACGACAACCTGGTGTTTTCAAACGTTAGGCATGAGCACAAGGCGCTTTTTCTTCGCGAGGCGGGCGCATTGATTATTCATGTTGTCCGCGAGGGCGATGAATCGGGCGATCATGGAGTGGCGATTCATCCTGGTGATGCGGTGGTCGGGGCTAATGGTTCGTTCGAGGGGCTGTTTGACCGGGTGCGGGTTGCGATCGATAAGCGGTTTGGAAAAGCGGCGTAATTTTAAAAATGTGGGAAGTTAAAAAGGTGGGGAAGTAATGGCTAACGGTTCATACATGCCAATTCAAGGTTACGCGCTATTTGTGAGAATGGAAGTACTTAATGAGGAATGGGCGAGGCGTAATCATGATGGCCAATCATTGGCGAGATTAGCTGAACGAGGCGGATTATCACTCTGCGAGGCGGTGGCTATTGTCGAGCGCCGTCCGTGGGAAAAGCTTAGTGATATGGAAGCGCTTGCCAGATTGAGATCAGCTAGGCCTGCGAAGTGGAACGGTATTAGTGGTAACGAAGCGCAGGTCGTCTTGAATTCTCTTAAAAAGTAACTGAATCGCATTATTACGAATGCTTAGCCTCCTCGACTATCAAGAAGCCGCCGATACGGAGTGCGCAAATGCAAAACGAAACTAAGCCATGCCTGACTGATGGCAGTTGCGAGACTTGCTCTGTTGAAGCCGAATGCTATTACCCATACAAGCTATACAAGCTATACAAGCTATACAAGCTATACAAGCTATACAAGCTATACAAGCTATACAAGCCATGCGACCGCCCACAACCGCGCAAGTTTTGGAATTATGAAATGCGTGTCGAATATTACAAGAAATCCCTCGAATTTCGGGATGCTAAAGCGCGTGGCGAGTCAGACAAAGACAAGTGGAATAATTTCATGAGAGAGCAGGTGAGAATTATGAACATCACCGGGAAGATATATGAAGAGCGAAGACGGCAAATTGAGCAAGAGGGGTTTGATGCTGCTCATGATAGCCAGCATAGATCGGTTGACTTGAAGAATGCCGCTATGTGTTACGTGCTCGCCGATGGCCCTGCTGCGCCAATGCCTCAAGAGTGGAGATGGGGGAGTGAGTTGTGGAAACCTAAGTCCAGGCTGAGAAATTTAGTCAGGGCAGGAGCGCTATACCTTGCGGCAGCTGACATTGCTGATGATGGGAGCCCGTATGGCGGGCTAGAAGCAAAAATTTTGAGGCGTGAAGCCGGCGCTTGTGCAGCCCTTATCGACATGCTCATTAGAGAGGATTTGATGAGCTGACCTGATAACAAAACCAATAACTATTAGATCATAAACATATAAGCGCTAAGGCATGGTTTTGGCGCTAACGGGGGTATTTTGTGCAAATTTTTCTTATTCGGTGTTGCCTTGGGCGGGCTAATCAAGTGGCCCATCGTGGCGGTTTGCGAATTTTCGCAAGGTCATGAATAACGACGCTGCCGGGTGCAGTAATTTGAATTGCCCTATTCATCGCCAGTGCCGTCGGTCTGTGGCCGTCAGCGCGTGGGCGACGTTTCGGAACGTGCTGATGTTTGTGCCGCAACGCCATGAAAATGCCGATGTATCTTGCGCAAATTTCAGGGGAATTAAAAATAACAAAGTGGTAAAGGCATGAGTTTTCAAGCAATGACCTGGGCAACTGAACAAGAGCTGCCCGCCATGCAGAAGATCGTTTTGCTGATGATGGCCAATAGAACCAATCATGATACGGGGCTATGCTTTCCGTCTCATGATCTGCTGGCCAAAGAATGCGGTATGGCTAAGCGATCGCTGATTGATCAAATCAACAAACTGGAATCGGCCGGTTTAATCGAGGTTATGCGTTCGGCCAATGAGAAAGGCATGAAGAATGTCAATCGCTATCGGTTGAATCTGCATGTGAAAGCCGACGGCAAAGAAAAGCAAGAACTCAATGAAATCGGTAGTGCAGGAGCTGCACTAGGTAGTGCAGGAGCTGCACTAGGGGGTAGTGCAGGAGCTGCACATAAACCAGTAACTATAGAACCAGTAATAGAACCTATAACTACTACCACCGCGCGCGTAGACGAGAAATCGATTGATCCTGTCGATGCTCTGATGTGGGTTGCGTTTTTCGTCAATTTGAGAGGCTATCAGTTTCATGAAGCGCAAACAGTCAGCACGATGATGATGTTCAGGGAGTGGGTTAGCGCTGGCGTGACCGTCGACGATGTGGAGCTAGCGGAAATTGATGTTCGTAGGAGCTTGGGTGGCGATCGGCCGGATACTCCGACGTATTATCGAAATTTCGTCAAAAAATTAATGCTTGAAAAACAAAAAAGCCAGATTACCTGGCATGGACAATCTGGCTCTTTCAGAAAACAACGAGGCAATTATGACGCAAAACACAGCAAAAAAACAGAGCAGCCTAAATCAAATTCAAGCTTTGCTGAAAAATATGGCCATCTCTTCGCAAACTAATCCTGCACTAAGCGCGGAAGAACTGATGCTTCAAGCGGCTGAATTAAGTAAGAAAGCGGCCAGGCAGTTGGCTAATGAGCGCAAAGATATCAGGCAGAAGAGCGCCGACGCTTTGCTACGCCGCGCCGCAATTCCTGCACGCTATGTCAACGCATCGCTGGATCAGGTCGGGAAAGAGCAGGCGCAGGCATACGAGAAAGCCAGGGCATTCATAGCGGATTTCGACAGCAAGTTGGAAACCGGAGCAGGCATGGTGCTGTGGGGTGACGTCGGCACGGGTAAGACGCACTTGGCCTGTGCTATGGCTAATGCGCTCCGTAAGCAGATGCGACCAGTGCTTTACTGCACGGCGCTGGAGGCGGTGATGCTGGTCAAGGCAAGTTGGAAGAAATCGGTTGATGGCGTTACTGAGTATGATGTTTACAGCCGATTCGGAGAGCCGGATCTGTTGATCATTGACGAGATCGGCGTTCAGAGTGGATCAGATTTTGAGCGCATGGTGTTGACCAGTATCGCCGATATCCGCAGCCGTAATTGCCTGCCTACGGTGATTATCTCAAACCTGAATCCAGAAGAGATGCACGAATTACTGGGCGAAAGAATGTTCGACAGGTTGGTGGGGTTTGGTGCCGACATGGTTCACATGGCTGGCCGTTCAATGAGACTGAGGGTGGTCTAGTGAGTGATTTAGGTTCACGCATCGATGCGATCGCGGCCCGCGCCAAAGCCAAGACAGCTCAGCAGGCCGAGATAGATGCCGCAGCTGCACAGGCTAAAGCCGACCAGGTTGAATTAAGACGCGCGGCGATGCGTGCGGCCATGCCGAATATTGCAGGTGTTGTTGATTTGATGCGTGAGATATTCGGCGAGGTCGAGGTGTTGTCGGCCGAAGAGGCTGGCAAGCGTGTCGTCAATGAGCGCAGGCTAAAGCAATTGGGGTTATGGCATGGCAGTTCCGGTCAGTAAGAAAGTGGACATTGTGATGGCGACATTGGCTAGTGGCATATACCGGCCATGGTTCTGGCAGCACTACAAGCGGCCAGCGGCTAATCGTGAGCTGCGTGCCGAGTGGGCCGGCGTGCTGGGTGTGTTCGAGCCGTGGCAGATTCGCAAAGGGCTCAAGGAATGGGCGGAGCAGCGTGGTGTTGAGCAGCCGCCGAGCCCAAAGGCGTTTGCTGAGTATTTGAGGCCTCAGCATTCAGTATCCAGTAAATCTTTTTTTAATTCTATCAAGCAGCAATTGGCGGGGTGATGTGTGGCAAGTGTTGAGACGTTGGCGTTGTTGTGTGGCGGTGTGGTGCGGTTTGGTAGTGTGCGGGGAGCAGCTGCTGGCGAGGGGCAGTTGTCTCGGTCTGAGTTGGCAGGTTTGCTGTCTGGTCTGAGTCGTGAGCAGCTGCTGTTTGTCATGGCTAAGTATTGCGGCGATGAGCAGAGTCTGCGCGAGCTATGGGCTCATGTGTATAGCTATGCGGCTGGATTGGCTGGCAGGCAGAAGTGGAAGATCGTCAAAGGCAAGCCGATTGTCAGCGAGATGAGTAGGATGGCTGTGTATGAGGTCGTTTCACCGGGTCGTTGCTCCAAGTGTCAAGGCACAGGCCTGCTAGTCAATCGGGCTTGCATATCATGCGGCGGGTCCGGTTTTAAGCGCGTGTCGGGTAGAAAATTGGCTGAGTGTGCCGGCGTCGATGAGCGCCGATGGAGGGAATGTTGGAGGGATCGCTATGAACAAATCGTGAAGTATGTTCAAGGTCTTGATTCTTCTGTAAATATTGCATTAAATCGGGCTGATTTTGAAGGTAATGTAGAATTTACTATTCATTCAAGATTTGCAACAGCCGCATTTTAGTGATAAATTTTCCCACAATTGCACCAAAGCCTGCTTAGTTTACTGAGCGGGCTTTTTTTATGCCCGTAGGAAAGGGATTTTATGCCGATTGATCACGTTGATAGCTGGTCTCAGTTTGGGTTGTCAGGTTTAGTTATTGCCGCGCTGTTTGCTTTGCTATGTTTTTTAGTTAAGGAGCACAGGACCGAGCGGCAAGAATGGATCACTGCATATCGCGAGCAATCAAGGCTGGCTGATGATCGGCAGAGTGAGACGAATGGCGTGATCAGAGAGTTGGCGGCGGTCATAAGAGAGTCCAATGCCCGTCGGCGCTCTAATGACTGATGAGCGCGGATATGATAAGCGGCGCGGCACTTCAGCGCAGCGCGGCTATGGTTATCGATGGCAGAAAGCGCGCGCGGCATACCTTGCCAAGCACCCGCTCTGTATCAATCATGAGAGTAAAGGCCAGGTAGTCACGGCTACAGTGGTGGATCATGTCAAGCCCCATAAGAACGATATGAAGTTGTTTTGGGACAGTTCAAATTGGCAGCCGCTTTGTAAAGAGTGTCACGACAGTTACAAACAGCGACTGGAAAAAACCGGACGGATTGCGGGCTGCAATGCTGATGGCATTCCGGTCGATCCGAATCACCACTGGAATAAGTAAAACACTCAGGGGAGGGGGGATTAAATCTCTACAGCCCTTCCAATCCTAGAC